GACGCACAATAAAAGCGCCGCTCGTCGCGGTGTTACCATTGTTCGTCAAGCCGCCGCCGACCACAGGAAGCGTGGCAACTGCGTTGCCCGTAGCGGACAACGCAGCACCAGTCACATGAGCGAGGGCAAAGCCGCTGAAGCTATCGGCATAAAGAGTGCCGACCTTATTTGCGCTTCCCATATCAGACCGCCTTAATCGTTGTACGTGCCGGAGGCCGATTCACCACCATTGACGGTGATGAGGGTCGCCGTCGTATTAGCGTTGACAGACTTCACGGCAACATTAACACCGTCAGACAGGAACATACCGCCGGTGTTGTTGGCGAGAAGCGTAACCCAACTCGCGCCGTTATAAACAATAACAGTCGTGTTGGCCTGCGCCGAGATCAGATAGGTACCAGCCACAACAACCGTACCGTTGCCGGTCGTGACACCGGCAACCGTGGTGGTCTGGAAATAGGCACTGTCCGCGTTAGTAACGCTGCCAGCGACTAGGATTTTATTCAAACCAAGAGCCATTGTTCCGCCTCCTTACAACGAAAGCGAGTTATAGCCAGTGACCTTAGTCATGGCTTTGGGCTTGGTATTGACCAGTTCGGCAATCATCAGCACCGCGCCGACATAACCGATCTGCCAGTTTGGCAGGGTCGATTCAAAGCCGGTAAACACGAAGCTGCCCTGGTCATGGATATACAGCGACATGTAGTTGCTGTTAATCATGTACAGAGTGCCTTCAGGGCAATACGGATCGGGGTAGACAGGAACGCCCGCGACCATAAGGGCGCGGAACGCGGCCTGCGGGCCATTCGCATCGCCATCAAAGCCGTTACCCGGCGTAATGACGTATGTTTCCTGGCCGACATAATCCTGCGCGAGCAGAGTCCAAGTACCAAATCCGCAAACGGCGAAGGTCGGCACTTCCGCGCCGTTCTTTACCGTACCGGAGATGTACTGAAGCACGTTCTGGCGGGTCGGGTTGACCGAGCCAGCGGCGTACTTCTTCGACTGCCACCAAGTGTAGGTGTTACGGTCGATGTTGCCGTAGGTCTGCAAGGTGGTGCCATCATCAATGGCTCCCGGCAGGCAGATGAACTGCTGCGTGTCCGTCGTGTTGTTGTAAAGCGACGTAGCCATCGCATCCATCATCACGTTCGTCGTATCGTTCATGCGGGCTTCGATAAGCGGGATGACAGCATGATCTTGCTGCACCGCGCCTTCCATGCCGAGGAACGGAACCGGCGAAATAAGCAGCTTGAGGTTGAACTCAGCATTGTAAGCGCCCTGTTGGACGGACGGCTGCGTAAAGCTGCCGCTGTAATCCGACCACTGAGCGTTGACAAACTGACTGCCCTGAACGGGGACGGTCACTGAGCTAACGCCGCCGCTGGCCTGCTGAGAATTAGCAATCAGCGAAGCAAGCAGGGGCGTAGAATTATATAGCTGAACAACCAGCTTGGGGATGAACGCGCGCCGAGTGACATACGTCAGTTCGGTGTATTGGTTCGATCCCGTTGCCGGAAGAATACCACCGCCAATCGGCATAGGCTCATCTCCGTCTAGTTAAAAATTCCCCGATTAGAAACCAACAGGGCGCGCTTTAGACCGAATCTCCTGAAACGCCTTGGCGGCTTCATCACGAGCAGCCGTCACAGGGTTTTTCCAGTAGTTCGCTAGGGTCTTTTTCGCGCCCTCATTCATAAAGTTAGGATTGTAGGTAGAACCAGCGGTCGGCTGCGCCATCTGCCGCTGATAATTGTAGTAATCAGCAGCGACTTCATGGTCGGCAATCTTCTTTTCAAGCATGAGCTTCTCGATTGCCTTCAACTCGTCGTCATCCCTGATCTTGCCGTTTGCAAGCAAGGACTGCCGACGATCCTTTAGCCGGTCGCGCGCGTCACGCTGACGCAAGTCATTCTCAAGTTTCTCAATGCGATTGTGACTGATGGCTTCGCGCTTTTCCTGCTCATCAAGCATATCAATTTCCGGCATCGGGACGTTCGGCGCGACCTTCTTGGTCAAACGCAAAAAATCCTTGCGAGTGTCGGGAGAGTTGGCGAGCTTGTTAGCAAGTGCCGCAAGCTCGTCGCGCTGTTCCATAGTCAAATCTTCGAGAGACATTTTGTAATTCCCCTTAGTAATTAGATGACGGACTTGCCGTCACTGACCTTCGTCAAGGTCATCTTATTCTTAGCGCCAGTCTTACCGGCGCTATCAAGACCGCCCATCGCAGCAAAGCGCGGCGGGTTATAAACCTGACCATTCTGCTGAGTGTTGTCGGTCGGACGACGGGGACGAGTAGCGCCACGCGGCTTAAAAAGTTCCATAAGTTCCTCACATGGTTGGAGTAGTGGCCGACGCTCCAGGCATCGGCGGTGTGGCAGTCGGGGGGGCAGGCATCGGCGGCGCAGAGGGAGGCGGGGCCGGTTGGCTCATAGCCGCACTCTGCTGTTCAGGAGACAGGGTTTCCATCAAGCGCAGAATTTCCGCGCGCTGAAGATCACCGGCTTCCTTATTGGTTCCCGTAATCTGCTCAAGAATCTTGACGGCTCGCACGGCGTCTTTCGCCTCTTGCGTGTCGCTGCCAAGTTCGGCTAGGGAATTCTGAATAAGCTGCATAGCAATCGAAAGATTGGCAATTGCCATCTCGCGCTCGCCAGTCTTAGGCTCAGGCGTGACCATCGGGCCAGCCATAGGGGCCGTGCTTTCTTCGGAAACAGCCTCATCATCTTCGATCTCGGTTTCAGCACCCTGATCCCGGCGAAGCGTATTAAGCATTTCCTCGGAGTCGTCTGTATCTTTAGCCATTTATTCAATGCCCCTATAATCAAGGGTTACAATCATTCTAGTGCGTATGTCAATGGGGTTATGGCCGAGGGATTATATCCCCCGGCATAACACTAACGACGGGCCTTACGACCGCGCTTCGCCATAGCCTTCATCATATCGCGCTTCATGCCGTACATATCATATTCTCCTTAAACAACTTCCCCGTTAATACCGGCGGACGGAACGATAGTCGTTACGCTCCGGCATATTGCTCCGCGTGATTGTGTTCCGATATTCCAGGCTCGGGCCGCGCTCCTCTTGGCGGAGACTCGCGCTCGTTACGCGCGGCTGGTCTGAGCGCGGACTAATGGCTTCGTTCATTTTGCTACCCTCAAAATGTTTTCGGTCAAACCCGACGGCGGTGCGGCCTCGGCTCTTTTTAGCCGCTGCTTCAAAAGGTCTTTCATCGGCGGCTCAAGAAGGTCGAGAAGGCTCTCTTTGTCGATTGCTTGAGCCTTGAAAAGATTGAACGCAAGGTCGCGCAAATCTTCCATAAAGATTGGGCTATTCGAGTGAGCATCAACTTTCACCACAAAGTCATCGGTAAACTGCGCCGCAATAAATTTGTTGCCGATTTCATCCGTATAGTGCCGCGTATCGTAGACGCGCATCATCTTGAGATACATCGTCGCCATCTTCTCAAGCGCATCTTCAACCAGCAGCGCGCGCTTCTTAGCGCGGCTAGAGCCGAGACGAGCAAGCTGCGACGCGTGACCAGCCGAGCGCACACCACTTTCGCCGCGACCCGAAAGAATGGAACTGATGCCTGACGCCTCGGCAAACATATCGTCAATTTCATTCAATTCGCGGAATAAATTTTCAGGGATGTTCGGCGCAAGTTTCTCGACTTTGGCAGACGGCATATCCGTCGCCAGCAAGCCGCCAGCACGGTTTAGCGCAAAGTCTTTTTCGTCAAGGATGCCGGTAAACCCAATCAACGCCGTGGGCGGCGAGACTTGCTTAGACAACAAATCAAGGATTTCCATCATGCGACGGTTGCGAAGCATTTGCAGCGTCGTGAGGCGCGAGACTTCGCTCTGTCCCCAGTAGTAATCATAAAGCGGTGAAGGCGCGATTTGAATAAGCGGACACTCGCCTTTCAAAAACACGGTTTCGCCGGGGCGGTCATAGATAACGACGCCTGGGCTGGCAATCGTGACCACCTGATAATCTTCAGTCTCAGTGTTCCAAACCCAAAGCTCACGCATCTCAACGGTTTCTTCCGCGACACGAGGCTTGTAGGTCGGCGCTCCGTAGAGATCAAGATTGACGTTGCCAATCATGTCTGGCTCAAACGAAGCCGTGATGATCTTGTCAACGCCTTCGGGAATTTCGATACGATTCGTCGGGCCGCTAGTGACCCGCTTCATCATCTCATCACGGCGAGGATGCGCGTAGATTCGCGCGTAAAGCTCGCTTCTGGTAATTGCGTAAGTGTGGCAAAGAGCTTCCTGGCGATCCGTGTAAGGAATGTCCTCACGCAAAACGCCAACAGACGCAGGCTCCACCATATGCGGGTGAGTGCCTTTGTTCGGAATCAACTTTACAAACGTCGTGTTGTAAACCAGCGCCCAAGTGAGCGCCGACGAGAAAATCTGATCGGCATTGCTGTTCAGCCACTCGTCGCGCAGAGCGCGAGTCAGCGCCGGAATCTTCGTCGTCTCAATCTGACTAACAGATGCACCAATCTCAATTGAGAAGCGCGTCGTTTCCGCCGAATAAAGGAAGGACGTAAGCTGGTCGAGGTGCGGGAAGATTTTATTGTAGTAGGCGGGCGCGTCCTGCGGGCCTGCACCAAAGAGGTAGTAGGCCCGCATCGCGGAATAGAAGGACCGGCGCTCCTCCACGGAGACGTTACACTTCTGGATTAGCTCCAGATAGAAGGCTTCGCGTTCGAGAGGCTTCTCGGGAATCTTCATTTTTTAATCTTCAGCCCCTCATGGTCAGGGATATAGCTTGCGGCCATCGGCCCACGGCTGACCCCTGCTTCTTGTGGATTGATACCCACAGGCTCACCATGAATAGACTTGATTGCGTTGCCTTTCAACAGACTTTCCATGCTCAAACCTTTCGCACCACCCCACACGGCCTGATCTCCAGGGCGAGGTTGACGCGGTTCAGGCTTATTGTTGCGGGCAAAGTAGCCGTCTTGCGCTTCGCCTTCACGGGTTGACTTGATGTCGGTCATCTTAAAGTCGCTGGCAAGGCCGCGAAGCGTCTGATCCGCCGTCTTGGTGCGCTGGCTTTTGTACGATGGCGGCTTTAGGAATACGCGAGTGACATCAGTCGCCCCGCAACGGGGGCAAACCGGGTCATTGTTTTCAAAGTACCCGTGCTGCTTGCACTTATAGTCGTGATAAACGCTCATATTGTCATTTCCCCTTATCTTTCAACAAGTTAGGTGTAGAATAATCAGAGGCGTTCTTAATGCCTATTTTCAGCCCAATTTGACCATTATGGCCTATCAATTGGTAGGTTCGACGGGCAATTGGCTTGGGTTCCGCACGGTATTCCCAGAACTTCGTGCCGTCCCGACGCCGCATGACCCTAACATGGCCTGTTTTCCACTCATGGTAACCTTTAGAAACCTTGATCTGGGTGCGTTCGCTGATCGGCACCACGCGATCCACAAAAACGTAAGTAAGCTCGCGCAGGGACAGCCCGCATAAACCAGCAAACAAGTTTATACTTATTCCGCGCCTCTTATCCTTGATAAAACGCTCCATAATGTCCATTAACTCTACTTTTGGAATCATTATAAAGTTAGCCATGTATGCCGATCTTCTTTAGATAGGTAGAAACGGTGCGCCCCATAGCGACCTGTTCGGGCGTTTTGTCCTCTTGGACCTTGGACACGTTGCGGGTGATTCGAGCGGCGATCAATCTAGGCTGCACTTGCTCGGCAAAGGCGGCGCAAGCCAGGGCCGAGGCAATAACACGGTCATCTTTTCCGCGCCCTGGTGCGTGAATCGCACCGCCGTCGCGCACGATGGCCTTCATTTCCTCAATGGCGTCGGTCGAGCGCACTATCATCATCTCGCGCTCAAAGTAATCCTTCATATAGTTAAGCATCCGCTCCTTCGTGGCTGGCGTAGTCTTCCATCCGATGCTGTTGCTCGGGCAACCAAGGGTGTAGTTACGACGCCACAAATAGTTCTGCATCGAACCCAAGACGCTCTC